CCGCCTTCGGTCGGTGGCGCCATCCAGATCTCGCCGGGCGGCGCCGGATCGATGAAGAGCGCTTTTACCCAGTTGTGGCCGAGGCCTCCAGGATTCGAGCCGGTGATGATCCGCGGAAACAGCCCGCGAAACTCTTCGGGGATAACAACACCCGTCATTCGCACTCGAGAACGAATGTAGGCGTACTGTGCTTTCGTGAAGTGGGTTAGCTCATCGATGAGAGCTAAATGAATCTCCGCTCCCTGGATCTTCGTCAGGTCGCGCGGTCGTGCGATCTGCGCCAGGAATATCTTCGACCCGTTTGCAAAGCCCTGCGACCCGTTCCTGAACGCGATCGTATGCTCGGAGTAGTTGATCTTGACCAGCTTCGAGCTGATCCACTCCGCGAGCAGCGCCGGAAACCCGCGCGGCCCTTCCATGTGATTGCGATAGAGGTCTGGGAAGGCGCTGCGGAAAAAGTAGATCTGCAGGCCTGGAATCGCGATCGCAAACGCGATGGCCGCCACTCTGAGCAGATAGCTCTTGCCGGGCCCTGCCGCTCCCCCGAACAGTATCTGCCGCGCTTTTGATCGAAAGACGGTGGACTGCTTCGGGTGAAGCTCGAGCTGCACTACTTCAGCACGAGTTCAAACCGCATGGGTGCGACGTGTTCCTGCTCGTGCTTTTCCATTTCAGTTGCGCGGCGCTGCAGCTCGAAGGCGAGTTTCAGCAATTGCGCCGCATCCAAGATCGTGCCCCTCACATACTTGTTGCCCAGGATCGCGCGGGCTTTGGTGAGGAGCTGCTCGCTGGTTGTGAACTCCCGCTCGCGAATCTTCCGGCGCCGCTCGGCCCACTTCTTTTCATCGACCTGGTCGAGACCAGCGCGCCGGTCATCGGTGGCTTGCTGCTGCTGCGAATCCCACGCGGCCGCGCGCTGTTGCCATTCGAATTTGGACGCCCAGAGGCCCCAATTACCGCTGACAGAACCTGCCGCTTTCCTGCCGGTTTCCTGCCGGTACGCGCCGACTAAGGAACGCTCAGCGCCGAGGTTGAGAAATATGGTGAAACAGTGGAAGGCTCTTGAAGACTCGGCATCCCGCCGGTCCCATGGGTGTTGCATAAATAAAGCGAGGCAAGTAGCATCGGCGCGCTATGGCTGAAATCCGCGATGAGGTCATCTCCGCGCTTCACCAAATGGGTGCGCCCGTCGATGAAGAAATTCTGGCCCGTGAAGAAGAGCGGGCCGCCCGTTGGTCCTACTTCCCGAACCGCTGTTCGATGTGGGACTGGAGAGTCAGCATGGCGTTGCTCGCGAGACTGGAAGCCAACCTGCGGCGCGATGGTAAGGGAGGTCTGCGGCTGAAGGCGTGATAACATCTCGGCGATCAAATTCAATTCCAGGAGGTGAGCACTATGGCTGAAGCGAAGTCAGCAAAGAATGCGGTTGAGGTCGACGTCAAGATGGCGCTCCGCTACACGCGTGAGGCCATCGCGGGCTTTCACCCGAATGCAGGGGATTTGAAAACGATAGGGGAGCCGAAGATAACAACCGTGACAGGCGGGATAATGCTCAAATGGGGCGATGAGAAATTCCTGCTAGCCGTTCAGGAAGAGTGAACGCCGTTATCGAATCCCAGTTGAAAAACGGAGTCCGCACGTCGAGCCGATATCTAACGTTTCACAATACTGTCCTGGCTGGCTGTTTGAGGTGGGATGGTTTGCTCAGCGCCGACGTGCGGACCCGAACAGGCGGCGGCCTGAAGGTCGCTTCCCAACTCGCCGACGCAGCCCCCGTTGCCCCGGCTCGCTGGGAATAGCGACCATCACGCCGCCCCGGTTTTCAAGTGCCCATCGTAGTGGGCACGCATCTGAATTGGAGTACAGAACAGAACTGAATTGCAGATAACACACGCCCGCATTTTTTTGGCTGCAACAATTCTCTGTTTCCAGCTTCGCGTCATCGCGCCGCTCCAGCCGCTTTTGCGTTTGGCGTCATTCTGCGCTCGATTACCTTACCGTCGTTGTACGCGCGTTGATACTTACGCCTCTTTCCTCCTGGAGGTCTGTAAGCCCCAAAGTCCGCCACTTCCCGGAGTCTGTTCAGCGCTTCAACTTCGATCTGCCGCACCCGCTCACGAGTGATCCCAAAGTATTCTGCAATCTCTACCAGGCTATGCTCTCGGTCCGCCCGATTGAATCCAAAGCGCATCTTGAGCACTTTCTCTTGCCGGGGACGAAGCCGTTTGAACGCCTGATAGACCACTGCCTCGCGACCGTCAACGATCAACGCCTCAAGCGCATCGATATGCTCGTCGGCCATGATGTCCGCGAGCGTGGTACTGCAGGCGTCGGTGAGCGGCTGGTCGATCGACATCGTTACGTGGGCGCACTCTAACAGATCGCGCACCTGGTCAGAGGTTAGCTTGTGTCTGCGATTCGCCAGCACCGGCAGGCGCTCTGCCGCCTCCGCCTCGGTCGGCCACTGTCCGAGCTCGGTGAACATCTCATCGCGCGTTCGTAACAGTTCGTAGAGTTGAAATTGCTTGTTGACCGGTACTGAGATGGTGCGCGCCTGTTGCTGGATTCCTCGCCAGAGGTAATGCCGGATCCAGTACAGTGCGAACGTTGCGAACCGTGCGCCATTGCGCCAATCCCAGCGGTCAGCAGCCGTCATCAATCCGATGTTGGCCTCCTGAACCAGGTCCTCGAACTCTACGCCGCGCCCGGCAAACCTGCTCGCGCACCACTTCACCAGTCGCAAGTTTGATTCGACCAGCCGGTTGCGTGCGTCCATATCCCCGGCTTCGACGCGCTTGCCGAGTTCAATCTCTTCTTCTTGCGTGAGTCGGGGCGCGTACTGCTCTGTCATCCCATCCCGTCCATCACGACTTTAGTCATGCAGGTCTTACCAGCCGTGTGTTGGGACAGCTCAACGGGGAAATCGGAGATTGCGAACCAGTCCGGCCAGTCGGGAATGGGCCAGTCGACGGCGCTCAGAAAGAACGCGCGCGCCGGACCGATCTTCGCGAAGTACTTCTGTCGGTTAGTCTCAAGCGTCGACCAGGTCGAGCCCTCACCCGGAAATCTGAGCACCGCCCCGTAAGTCTCCACCGTACCATCAGGAAACAGATGAGACACGATCATCTGGTCACCGTCTTTAAGTGGACGGTCCACTGGCTTTGGCCGATGACGTTTGTGCCTCGGTCGCGACAAGTCGAAACAGAGTCGAAAGCTACTCGAAAATAGTAGAAAATGGGTTTGTTTACAGCAGTGGCTGACTTAACCGGTTTGCGGGCGGCCCGGGCAGGCCGTCGGCGTTCTCAGCGCGGACTATACAACTGACGCAAGGAGCGCGTTCATTTCCTCAGAAAGTTCAACGCTAACTACTTCCCGCGATAGCACCAACGAAGAGAATGAATCCGGCTGCAAGCGTAGCACGGATTTGGGTGGCGTGTGTAAACAATCGAAAAACGCCCGGCAGCTCCTCACGATCTGCCGGGCGAAATTGGCTTACTGGTATAGGGTTAAGGCCGCGATTCTACCATACACACGACCGCCCGGCGCTGCTGAACCCAACGCCGGGCGGTTCTGTTTGAGCCCGTCTTGTAGACGATGAATGAAGCGGGTGATACCACGGGCCGGGCGATTGGCGTATACTCCGGTTCAGATGTTTCGATGGCTACTAAAGCTATTCGGTCGCAGGCGGGACTTCATGGATACGCCGGAATGGCGCGTGAAGCGGAATGCATTCTGGCACGAGCAACGCGTCAAGCACCTTCGGAAGTAGCCACCCGAACCTCATATACCGCGCCGCAGTCCTTACACTTGAAGCAGCCACGCGCCATCCCTTCGCAGTCATGCCACCAGAGGACTCCCGCGCACACGGGACAGTCCGGATTCTGATAGCACCACTCGGGCGGTTCGACGAGGGTGATGTGGGTTGGGTTAGGCACTGAGGTTACTGTGGGGCAGATCTAAAAAAGAGCAAGAGTAACCACGACACGCCGGGCGGACAGACATGGCCGGTCGCGTCGCGCCGCTCATTTCTTGCGCCTTCCTTGTTTTCGGAGCGACGCGACTGTCTGGCCGGTCGCCTCGATACAGCGCGGGCAGGTAGCCAGGTGCGCGTGATCAAGGTCGACCCAGGCCTCGTTGGCGTCCCAGGTGATCGGCGCGCCGGCGCGGCCACAGATCGCGGCGCCGGCGTCCAGGATGTGAATGAGCTTCATGAGAACCGCCTTTGACGCGTCTGCTCCCGCCCTTTGTCGGTCAGCCACCAGCAACTTTTGCCGAGCAGCGCCATCGCATCCGGAACGCCCGCCTCGATATCCTTCACCAGCCGGTCGCGTTCAGCGCGTTGATAGTAAGGCCCCTTCTCGACGAAGCCGCCGAGACACAACGCGAGCAGGTCCGGCGTGTCCGCGCAGGTGAGCAGGCGGCCGGGCGCGGCTTCATTGTTCAACGCCTGGCAGAGCAGGTTGTGTTGAGTGTTCGTCATCGGCGTTCCAGGATCTTGCTGATCTCCGCGCTGAGGGGACCGTTACCCTTCGCGGCCAGTTGCTTCAGCCAAATGAAGGCGTCGTTATGTGCGAGCGGTCCGGCGTCGCACGTGAAGTTGCAGCTCTCGAGCTGCTCGATGGCAGTCTGTAGAGTCCATTCCTTGTGTGATTTCTTGTCCATCTTTTCATCCCCTTTGGCGGACCGCCGGAGCACTCCAACGGCCCGCCCGAATTCGATGTTCTACCAGCCGCGTTGAACTACCAGCTCGCCGCCGTTCTGCCGGTCTAAATACCCGGTCAGATCCGGACGCGCAAGAGGCCATGCGCCGCCCGCCATCATCTTCAAGTGGATGTCGCCAAGCTGCGTGCGTTCTTGTGGCGTCAGCTCTACAACTGAATGACCCAGCCGCTGCTCGATCATCAAGCGGGTGACGTTCAAGTCGGCGAAGCTGTGAAGCATCGCGGCGACACTGCCGGACGGCTGCTCTACTGCTGCCCGCTCCCGAACGCGAATGCAGGGCACCCATGCTCGCGTTTCGTCCTGGCAGGTTGTGGGGTAGATCGGAATCTCTCGCCCCAGCCAGTCGTTACTCTCGTCGGTCAGGAACAAGGCGGTTATCAAATCCCAGTTGGTGATGTTGATGATGAACTTCTTCTGCCCCATCGGGGTCTGAAAGGTGGCGACGTTTTTGATCGTCTCCCTGAAAGGCTCGCGCTTGATATCGATCAGGCGCACGTTGATTCCATCCGGCGGCAGATCTTCCGCCTTCAGAAAGTTGCTTGGAAATGCTTCACGTCTGTTCATTTGAGTTTGTCCTTAAATAAAGATTGGGGGTTCTACGAGGTGACCATTGTCGCCCGGAGCCGTCCGGGTGAGAGTTGTCGAATTCGCATTGCAGCCTGGCGCGTGGTCAGTCGCTCGGTACGCGTCGGCCGAGCCCGCGGCGGTAGCATCTTCTCGCGCTGTTTCAACATTTCTTTGACGAACGCGTTCACGCAGATCTCGAGCTGGGCAATGAACACTTCGTCGCGCTCAACAGTCAGCATTACTGCCGGCATCTCCGGGTGATAGGAGACCCAGGTCCATTCCTTCGCGCCCGTGATCCACATCTGCCCCTGAACCTGTGCGATGTGAGCGGTAGGAATCTCGCCCCGATCGGTGTAACGCTGGTGAACCTTTGGTGACGGGCATTTGATTTCACCGCCCGATTCGTCCGCGAGAAACAATCCATCCGGTGAGCAACCGACCAGCCGACGCTCGTCTTTGTAAACGAACCCAACCCTCACGGCTTCGCGGCCGGTTTTCAATGCGTAATAGGCCAACGCTTCAGGCTCGAGATAGGCGCCGCGCTCCATCCAGTAACTGACGAAGCCGCGCTCGGCCTGCCCGGTGAACCACTCGCGCACCAGTTGAAGCATGTACTTGGCGGCCTGCTTCGATAGCTCACCCTTCGACGTCACGATCTTTGAGAAGCTGGAGGCTGTGGGAATGCCGAGCCGCGCTTTATGCCAAGCCTCGGAGCGCTGTTCGCAATTTACGATAATCACATCAACCTCATCGCGTAAGTCACCGCGAATGGATCGTCGCTGCAGGCCCGGCGCGCCGCTTGCCGGTCGTCGTCAGTTGGCTCGAGCACGAATATCGAGATCAGAGCGTCAATGGTTTCGCGCCCCTCGATCGCAAGTTCCGCGTCGCCGGCTTCGCGCTCGAGGTCGCACTGGTTGCAGCCCTCTATGAATCCCTCGTCCGCGTGGTCAATGTGCTGGTCGAAGTCGTCGCTGTCGTTCTGCTCAGTTGAATAGCTCATGCAACCTCCTTCATCCTCTTCAGGATTCGGAGCGCCCAGCTGAAGCCCGAGAAGTCGCCGGTTCGGTCGGCGTTTTCTGAGAGCAGAATCTTTGAGGCGGTGACTATCTCGACGGGGTCAAGGCAGGTGTCGCAGGTCTTCGACTTGATCGGATCGTCGACGGCGCCGATGAAGGTTTCGTTGCACACCTGGCAGAGGCGGCGCACTTCCCAGGTCTGGAGTCTGCGGTTCTGGTTGTATGTGCGAGCGGCGCGTGCGAGTTGAAGCTCGGGAAGGGATTTTGACATTGTCGTGCTCCTCGTTCGAGAAGCACGTGAGGTAGGTTGAAACTTTGGAGCGTCGCGAGTATTCTCGCTCGGCCGTTTAGTCTCACGTGGTAACTCACGTGCGGGTTATTCGGTAGGCTCGGGGAAGTTGCTCTAACAACTTTTCCGGGCCGCTTCGTTTGCGTCTCTGTCTACTCTCTAACTATACCGTGTGTTTATTAGTTTGTCTACAGTTATCTTTATTTATTTTTCTGAGGGGGCCTGCCTGTAGGTCGATTCGCTACCATCTTCAAGTGTCGCTCCTCGATTACCCAATCGCGGCCCGGCTTTGTGGCGGGTAGTCGACCCGTGGTGATGAGTACTGTGACTCGGTTGGTGCTCACGCCTAGCCGCTCGGCGGCTTCTTTTACTGTCAGTGTCTTCGTCATAACTCTGCAAGTGTAGGCTATGCGTATTAGTTTGTCTAGCGTATTAGTTTGGTGGTATGCTCTGCGCCCGCGAAAGGGAACACATGGAGGGACACAATCATGGTAGATATCGAAAAGAACTTCTTGAACTATCTACGAGTCGAGAGGGGTCTGTCTTCGAATACTCTCACGGGCTATGCCCTCGACTTGAAGAAACTCCGCGACTACGCCGACGGCATCGGAAAGGATCTACCGGCCCTCGAGCAGGCCGACCTACAGCATTTTATCCAGGTGCTCGGCGTCTCCGGCCTGAACCCAAGGACCGTAAACAGAGCGCTTGCCGTGGTCCGAAATCTATACAGGTTTCTCCAACTGGACGGTCAGTTGAAACGTGACCCGAGCGTAAACATTGGAAGCCTGCAAACGGACCAGCCGCTCCCGAAATTTCTGGCAACCGAAGAAGTTGAAATGCTGCTTTGTGCTCCCGACACCTCGACGGAGATTGGAGTGCGCGACAGGGTAATGCTCGAGGTTCTTTATGCTACCGGGCTGCGGGTTTCAGAGTTGGTATCTTTGAAAGTTAGCGACTTGAACGTTGATGCCGGCTTTCTTACGACGGTCGGGAAGGGGTCGAAGGAGCGATCAGTTCCGATAGGGAAGAGCGCGGTGACATGGGTGGATCACTACATGGGAGCGCGGCGCGTGTTGCTGAACGGTAAGAGCAGCCGTCTGTTGTTCGTCGGCGCGGATGGGGCGCCGCTCACCAGGCAGGGATTTTGGAAGCTGATCGTGGCCTATGGCGAGAAGGCCAAAATCGGACACATCACGCCTCACATACTCAGACACAGCTTTGCTACTCATCTCCTCGCAAACGGCGCGGACCTTCGATCGGTTCAGATGATGCTTGGACATGCCAGTATCGGCACGACGCAGATTTATGCCCACGTGACCAACGAAAAACTATTCCAGGACTATAAGAAATTCCACCCGCGCGCCTGACTTGTGGCCCGGGCGCTCGACACCACAACTCAAAGCCAACCGCGTAGCGCATTCAAGATTACTTTCGCGCGCGCACAGAATGTTGTGGGACTCGTAAAGCTGACCGCAAGAATTTGGGCCAGGTCCGCTACTCAATGCTTCTTATCCGACCCATTCGAAATCTGTGAGGCCCCTGCCCTCTCGGCGCTCCCAGCCGGCGAGGGGCGGCGAGCATACGCCCTTCGCGTTTTGGATGCAACAACAAAGTGGACGCGATAAGGACTCGGATCGGTTTGGGCTTCGAATGTCGGCGCGCCGACATTAACCGTAAATATTGAATGAAAGCCGCTTTGAAGCTTTGACTCGTCGAAGTACCAGCGAGAGGTGACGCCCGGCGCGCGCATCTTCAGCAACTCCGAGAGATGCCGCCGGCGCCTGGATTTAGCTCCAGTTTATGTTTTGCGTGGAGTGCTTTCTATAGCTTCGTTTGTGTCCAAATTGGACTCGGATGGGTCGCGCTTTGCGAGGCCCGCCATCGCTTTCGCGAGTGACTTTGCCGTTGCGTGCGAGTAAACACGAAGCGTGGTTGCCGGGTTCTTGTGGCCGGCGATCGCCATCACGGTTGCCAGGTCCGCTCCGTTCTGAAGAAGCCTGGTGATTACCGTATGCCGGCAGTCATGAAACACGAGGCCGCCGGCTGTGTCGCGGCCGTACGGGATGTCTCGAGCCCGGCATGCTTCTCCGAGTATCCGATCGACGATCGTAATGCGAGAGTCGATCGTCCCTCCACAATCGAAGATCCAATCTGACTTCGATCGACACTGCGCCAGAATCCGCGCCGACTCCGCATTCAGCGGAATGGTTCGATCGTCGCCGCCCTTGATGCCTCGAGCAACCAGCCATCCCCATTCGTAGCCGGGCGCCCGTCCGAGATGCACGTCGCGCTTCTTGAGGTTGATCAACTCACGGCAACGCATGCCGGTTTGCAACGCCATCTCAAAAACGTCGGCGATGACTTCCCTCGTGCGCCCGCCGTCCGTGCGCTTCGTCGGGTTCGATCGAAGTTCTGCAAGTATCGCGGCTTCCTCTTCTCGAGTGATAAGGCGGTTGCGATGCCGGCCCGTTGATCGCGCGCCTTCCGGCTGCTTCGGTGGGCGCCACCCGGCCAGGTCCGGCATGTTCTCGGCGGCGTAAACCAGCGCGTATCGGATCAGCACCAGGTTGTTTCGAATCGTCGGCGGTGAGGCTTTCTCCCGCGCGCGACTGCGGACCAGCTCTGCCAGGTCTGAGGTCTGCAGCTCCTTAACCGGACGCGAAAGGGCCACAACTTTTGCAAGCAACTCAAAGCTGTACTCATTCGAGCGGATGTATGGCTTGGACCGCCCGCGGCTTCGAAGTGTCCGGAGCCAGAGGTCGCGCACCTGGGCGATCGTCACCCGGGATTCGTCGGCTGGAAACTTGTAGACGCCGCGGCGCTGGTCGGTTCGCAGTGAATCGATCGCGTCCTGGCATTCCTTGATCGTTGGAAAGTAGAGGCCTCGAGGAGTCCGGACGCGCCGGCCGTCGAGTCGGATGTCATAGACGTAGTACCAACCAGGCTGGGGCCGCTCGCGCCAGGCTTTGTAGATGCCGGCGCGGATCTTCTTTCGCGCGGGCTTGTCGGTCATCTGCCCTTTCCCGCTGCCTTGGTCAATCCACCGGTCCCTGGCTTGTCCTTGTCGATTTAACAACCCATCGGCCTGGTAACAACTTATGCCTCGCCAGAGCAGCAGGGTTACTACTTTACTGAGCGAGCGTTTTTCGATTTCGCCAATTTCATTGAGGACGGCGCGCAGGCTGTCCGCCATTCGAAAGGTAAAATTTGACTCAGGCTCTTTTTCTTGGGCCATTAAGCTTATGAGTCAAACACATTGCATTTTATGGGGCAATACATATTTTTTCTTGCATCTGTTTGCAAAACGTGTAACATGCACAAGCTATGGAGAAGAGTAAGCGGCGGGCGCTAACTATTAGTGGCACCGATCCAAAAGTGTTGGCGGCGATTTCAAAGCTAGCTAAGGCGGACGGCCGATCGGTTTCCAACTACATAAACCTCGTGCTGGCAAAGCATGTCGAGCAATCGGGTCAGCGAGCCGGCGGCGCGGCCGCGTAACCTTAGCCAAAGCTCCAATAGCTCTGTTTGTTCAGGGTGTAATGAGAAAGCCCAGACCAGAACCCGAACCTGAATTCTGGACACCGCAGCAAGCCGCTGCGTACCTAGGGCTTTCCGCGTCGGCGCTCTATCACGGCGAGGCCGGCACTAATGAGATTCCGCGTCCGAGGATGGGGAGTGCGGTTCGTTTCAAGAAATCGGATGTAATCGCGTTCGGTGAGAGAATGCATGCTCGAGCCGCGGCGCGACTTGTCGGACGCCGGCGGTTTCCGCTGGCGGGTTGAAGGACTCCGAGGCCTTCTCCCGGTTCCCAGGACCTGGTGCGCACCGGGTTGATCGAAAGGGACGGACCGGAGAAGGCCGCTTTGAATGGTGTGATTCGTAGCGCGGGGCAAGCGCCCCAACCGTGCGCATAGTCTCCCGATATCGGTTCTGATCCGATACAACTATGCGAGACGAAACACGCCACCCGGGGACGTCATACATGTGGGCGTCCCCACGCTGTTCACTGTTCACTTGCTGGGAGCAAGGCTGCTTCCCTTTCCTTCCGAGTTTTTAACACAGCCGATGTAGCAACGGTTTTCTCCCCGTCGGGTGAAGGCGGGACTCTCCATGTCTCGGAGAGAAGTCCGAGGCTCTAATGGCCCGAAAGAGGATGATGCACCCGGAAGTATGGTCGGACCCGAGGAATAGTCAGCTTGATCACACACAGCGGTTGATCGTGCTGGGACTCAAGAACTACAGCGACGATGATGGCAGGTTCCGAAATCATCCGGCGTTGATCAGGTCCGCGATCTTCCCTTTCGATGATATTCCTCTCGCGAAGATATCAGAGAGCATGGCCCTGCTCGGCACTCTCGGCTTTGTTGAATTGTGGAGTGCAGGCGGCGAAGACTTTGGCTTTATCGTCGGCTGGTACGACGAGCAGAAAGTTGCCTACCCCACACCGTCGGTTCTTCCGGTCGCCCCTTCCCTTTTGCTGGACTCAACCCCAGCAGCAATGGCGCGAGGTTCCGCCCTGCGCGACGCTGGATTGAGAATATCAGAGCCAATCCAGCCCAACTTGTTAGAGATGCCCTTGGCGCGAGAGGCTGCAACGCCCCACGCGGTAACGCCGGGTGTCGCCCCGGAGAACCCATCCCCAACCCAGTTCAGATCGTATTGGACGCTCACCGATGACGATCTAGGCGGCTTCCAGGCCGTCGATGTGCGCAACGCGTATCTACGCCTTACGGGGATGACGCCGACTAAGAAGGACCGGGACCTGATAGAGGTGACCGGGATCGACTACGGCTTTAGCTCGCGCACACTCATCGCAATTATGGAGGTGATCAAGGCTCGCGCCGGCGATCGGCGAATTCAGTCCTTTAACTATTTCCGGACCTCGATCACTGAACTGTGGAAACGTTGTATCGATGCCGAGCAAAACGCGGCGAGGTTGGCGACCGGAGGCAGCGAATCACAGCAGCGGACCATACTTCTCGGAGCAGTAAGGCGAGAAATGGGCGCATGGGTTCGCGGTAACTCCAATCAAAAGTATGGGTAACGATTTCTCATGAATGACTCATGAATGACTCATGAATCATTCATGAGAAATTCATGAGTCATTCACCAGTAGATCAGATCAGTCTAAGTCAGATCAGATCAGTTTAGTTTAAGTCAGATCAGTCCGCTGGCGCGGGACTCCGCTGCGCGGGATGGGAGGAAAAGTAATGCTTTTCGCTTTGAGGTTACCGACAATTTTTGTTGACTTCAAAATGGGCCGCAGATTAGAATCCGCGGCAATTGTAACAGTGAACTTAACCTCTGACCTCGCTCCAAAGGCTGTCTGTTTGCCCGAGTAGCGGGGTCAGATTTCTATCACCGCAAGGCCCGTGATGCAAATCCGAAACAGGAAGCCATGACACACCCATTCCGCTGCCCCATCTGCAAGAAGGCGACGCCGAGACTCTCCCATCGCTCGACGGACGGCAAGCTTGTTTGTCTCTGGTGCCTGCCGCCGGCGGACGTGAAAAGGTATCCGCGCGGATGGCGGGAGAGGGTGTTGAAGGGATTGGAGGCGCGACGATGAAGAAACGCAACCAGCGCGTGACGTGGATAACGATGGGACCAGCGCCACACTTCGCAACCTGCCAGCGCTGCGGCCAGCACATCGACACTCCGCTGTTGCCCATGCCGCTCAGAGCCTTTTCGAAGTACGCGGAGTACGTGCTGGAGTTGCATCGATACTGCGAGGCGACGTCATGACACACCGCGCGTCGGAACCGCGATGGCGTTATCTCGGGCACGGCTTCGCATTCGACAGCGAAACGGAAGAGCTGCACTTCTTCGTGAAGGATGCACTTGTGGACTGGGGACTGCCGGACACGCCGGAGAATCGAGTGGTGGTGGAAGAGGCGGCGAAGAAGGTGGTCGGTGAGATTTATCCGAACACTCGGATTGAGGAGGAGGAATGATGGCGAAGGAAAAGCAGAGGAAGCAACAAACAGCGTCGTTGCGAGTGGTATTTGAACAGGCGGGAAAGGGTGAGCGTGGCGAGTTGGTATTCACCGGCTCAACTGAATTTATTTCACAGAGCGCCGCGCCGCTGTCCTACTTGATCAGTCACCTGCAGGCGACATTCGGCGCGGATCCGGACAATTGGATGAAGGCCGGAAACGAACTGACTGAGGCGTGGGAAGCGGCGAAGCTCGGCAAGAATTACGGCGGCGAGATTGTGCGCATGATCATTCACGAGGCCGAATGACCTGCAAGCGATGCGCCGACACCGGCATACTGCGCCGCGCCTGCGAGCTGGTGTGGCTCGCCGACGAGTTGTGTTGTCGGTGCGAGGCGGGTGAGAAGTTGCGCGGGGTGATTGCGGGAGTGGTGAAAGCGTATGTGGATTCTCAACGCAGTGTGTCTGTATCCCGAACCGCACTGTCCAAACTGCCGGGCGCGAAAGTGCGACACTTGCCCCGCGGTCGGTTGGGAATGCCTCGTTGATCGGGATGAGATACCGGATAAGGTCCGGGCCTCAGTGCCGAAGGGTGAGACGTTGACGATAGTTCAGACTTTCGTTTGCCGGGAGTGTAGGAGTTGAGCGACGCCGCAACCCGCATCACAAAGTACACTTGCTCCAAGTGCGGCTACACCATGGACTACACGACCGGCGTGACTGGCGAGCACATCCCGGTCGAAGGCGACTTGAGTATCTGTCTGAAGTGCGGCGACGTGACATGCTTCACGGCCGGGCTTGAAGGCGTGCGCGAGATCCCGCCCGACGAGTGGATCACGATTCGGCGGGAGCATCCGGAAGAGTGGGCGAAGGTTCAGCACGCGCGGGCCCTTATCAGGGAGCGCAGACGCCGGGGAGATTGGATCAAGTAATGCCCATCGACCCTTCCAACTACCCCGCCAACTGGCGCGGCTTCTCGCTCCACATCCGCCACGGCCGCGCCCGCGATCGCTGCGAATGCCGGGGCGAGTGCGGCACTGATCACGGCGGGCGATGCCGCGCTATCAACGGGCAGCGGAAGTTTTATACGGTGGGCGGGAGTGTGATCTTTTCAACGGTGTGGCTTTCGACCGGGCATCTGTGGAAAGACGCTTGTAGTTGTGAAGAGCGGTGCGCGATCGCGTCTCACGTGAAGGCGGTCTGTCAATTTTGCCATTTGAATTACGACAGACCCGCTCACCTGGTCAACGCGCGCCGGACGAGGCAGGCACGAAAGGATGCGCGGCGTCCGCTGCTGGTGGGAGTAGAGTGATGGCTGAAGACGAAATTAGGGAGCTGAGGGATGGGATTCAGGAGAGAGATGGAAGGCGGGAGTGATGGCGGAAAAGATTGAACTCAGCGAACGCGACCGTAGCAGGTTCACAAACAAACTGCGCGCGTCTAGCGAAGCCGCGAACGACTGCATAGAGGCTCTCGAGGCCGAGGACGATGAAGCCTTCCTGCTGGCCTACCTGATTTACTCAATGATGTGTAGCTCGATGGACAGAGACATCAAGCCGATCACACTGCGAGCTATGGCGCCCAGGAAAGAGGTTTGAGATGGCGGCACCCGGACGCGCGGAGACTTCAACGAAAGTAATCCTGCCCGCGCGCCAGGTGTCGCCTTACTGCTTAGGCCTGCTCGGGCAACAGCTCGTCAACGTTCTGCAGCGCCGTGCCTGCCTCGCTCACTGCACCACCCACCTCGAGAAGCTTGGACTTCAGCTCTTCGAGGGTGACGGTGGGGTTGTTGCCGATGAACGCAGTCAGATCAGATCCGATCTTTGCAATCTCCACTCCCTGCGCGCCGATAGCGGTTTTGATGTCCGATACCTGCGAGGTCAACGCGTCAATGTCAGCTTGTGTTGGCATAGTCTTTTGAATCTCCCTTAAGGTTTGTTGTGTAAGGATCAGCCTGGTAGCGATTCTGGACGTTACTACTTCGGCAAAGTCCAGTCGCTCGATGATGGAATCGAGTTTGTCACTGTCAGTCATAGGGAAATCTATTCGTTATTGTTGCCGCCGAGTGCGACGAGCAGAATCCACCCGACGCAGAGCGCCAGGATCGCGATCGCGGCGATGTAGCAGATCACTGAAACGGATCCAGAGTTTCGGGTGTAGCGCGCAGCCACGCGACGAAGAGCAGCAGGCCGACGCCGATGAGCAGCAGATGGATAACCGGGCCGCCCACGCCGGTGAGCCAGCCCGCAAGCCAGAGGATTGAAAGTACGATGACCGCTATCCAGAGGAGCATCGCATCACTTCTTAATCGCGTAAGCAATCGCCACGACTACACCGCCGAGCGTCACCATCGCCATGCCCACCATCAAAATAAGGCCAATCGCCGCGACGACATAGCCCCACATTTTAGTCGCGCCTTCGCCGGAACCCTGCGCGGTGTTCGAGCGGATGGAAAGCGACCGCACTTCACGGAGCGCCTCGGTCAGCGCCGGGTCAACAACCTGCTGCTTGCCCTTCCCTTCCGATTGCGCGAGCTCCACCGCGCTGAGTCTCTTGTTTACTTCGCCCATCGAATTCGCAAGCGACGTGGCCTGCGTTTGGGCGGTGGTCGCCACCTGAGCGCGAAGTGTTTCGGCCGTTGTGTTGGCGGTTGAACTTATCGTTGCGAGAGCGCTCAGAAACTGAGCGGTCATCTTCGACACGTCTTCGCGGTCTACCTGTCGAATCGAATTGAGCCGCGCGGATTCGGCGTCCCGAAGCAAGGTCTGAAATCTCTCCCGAAGCTCGCCTGTTTCTTTCTGGTGCGATATCCTGGCTTCGTTGAGTTGCTGGGTAATGGAGTGGATCTTGTCCTGATGCACCGCCGCCGACTCAGCGAGCGCCTTTACATTCTCTGTCGGATCTATGACCGCGCCGCCGAACGCATCAATGCCCATGCCGATGCGCCCGTAGCCATCCCTTTGTTTCGCTCTTCGTGTGCGGTTTTTATAGCTCACTGCTTACTTCCCAGCACGAATCCCACGACCAGCGCGACACCTGCGAGTACCTGCCAAAACCTGGTTTTCAGATTCGCCGTCGCCAGTTGCTTCTCCGCCTGCGCCATCTGCTTGTCGTAGTTCGCGCGCAACTCTGAGACGAGCGCCTCGGCCTGCGTGCGTGCTACCGTCGCCGCTTCCCATTTGGCATTCGCCTTGAACAGCGCATCGACTTGTTCAGCCTGCGTTGAGTTGACGGCCTTCAACTCGGCAACTTGCTTCTGGAGCAGCACCTCTTTCTCTCGAGCGAACTTCAGCTCGAGGACGGCGGACCTGCATTCCTCCAGGATAACTTTCTGTTGGGCGCTACTCTGGACAGACGGCTTTTGCGAAGCCTGCCGCGCGTAGCTCGAGACAGAGCCGCCGAAGGCAATCGTCAGGAGTAGCACAGTCGCCAAGATCCGATTTAGCTTGTTCATAATTTGTTCCCGCCTGCTCGATCTTCGCTCCCAGCGCCGCCACGTTGCGATTACCCTGCTCGACTGCAGCAACCAGCGCCTGAGCCTTCATCGCCTCCTCACGCGCGGCCAGTTCACTGGCGTGTGCGACTCCCAGCTGCTGCTGGTACTGATCGACGATGCGCGCGTTGTCGGCTTTCAGGGACGTGAGTTTTGCGGCGTGATACTTGCCCGCGCCCCAGAGGGACACGAAGAGAACGCAGAGGATCCCGGCGGCAATCCACGCGCGGCGCGGTGTGATGAGTTCTGGGATAGTCATGCTGCCCTCGCTCGTGCGATCTTCAGGCGCACGTCGGATCTGACCTCGTTGCCCCACACATGCCAGCCGGGCCGCGATTGCCGTGCGAATAGTTCAAGCCGTCGCTCGTCTGAAATGCTTTCAATCAATTCGTAACTGCCGGGCGGCTTGCGCGAATGATTGCCGGGCGTGTTCTGCGGCCAGTGGTAGACATTGGGAACGTATCGCGCCGCGTTGAATTGACACTTACCCTTGTAGCCGAACAGCAGATGCTCAGTCCGGTGGATGAAGTAGTTGCCGATTCCCGATTGCTTCACCCATGTTATCGGAGCGAGAAACTTAAAGCCCCATGCGTCTATCACGTCGAAGCCGTCGCGCAGGAATCTGTTCGTCACCCACAGCCACAGATGGCAGCCGGTTTCAGCGAGCTCGCCAACCGGCATGGCTTTGATCTGATCCACGGTGAGTGTCGGATAGGGCAACGAGGTCGGTCTGTGCTGCTTGGTTTTCAGATACGCGTTGCTCATCTGCTGCGGCCACGGCGGGTCAGCCAGAATGGTTCGGTAGATCACTCGTCCGTCTCCGGAGCGGCCGCCGGCGCGGACTCACTCACCTTGCTTTCAGTCGCGCTCCCTTTCGGCGTCGTCACTTTCCGGGTCTCAACAATCGAGGTCACTTTCTCGAACGCTGCCTTGCCGATGTTGCCCGCGACGAGTCCCAGAATCAGCGCGCCGAGCCCCAGGGGCACGTCCTGCATCGCGCCGAGCTTCAGACTCAGGTATGTCCACACGCCCATCACCAGTGCGATGGGGATGAGCAGCGCAAGCCGCATCGACGATGGCTTGCCGTAATGATCGAGAAAGAATTTCTTCATACGCGCACCGGATCGGACTGGCGGGAACTTCGAAGAGTACGGATAAGGGCTTTGAGTTTCGATTCGCCCGGCGGCAGATCGTCGCAGGCGGCGAAGTATGCTGAGATAACCTGAAGTTCAAACCACACGGCGCGCGGTGGTAATAGGTCGAATGGGAGAATGATCAGACAAGTCAGGAACAGAAACACACGGGAGGCCCGATCATTTAACTTTAGTGGATTCATCGTTGGCTCGGCTGCGGTTGTGGTGTGATGCCAGAACGAACGAAGGAAGCGCAAGAACAGAAAGAACACGACTAGGATGGCTAACCCGCTCCATTGCCCCTGTGCAGACCTGACGCGCACAAAGTCGAGTACCGCGAGCAGCGCACTCCACCGCTCCCACGTCGCCGAGGTCAGCCCGACAGTCCGCTGAGTCCAATGGCTGAACCTCTCGAACCTGTCGAGCAGCCATTCGTCGAGACGGATGATCAGTTTCATAGGCCGATTATCTCCGCAGCACGACGCACGAGCGAACGCCCGACGAGCCACACGCACGGGAAGGCCAGCACGAGCGCGATGCCTGCAAGAAAGCCAACACACACGCCGACGGCGAGCCAGAACACGTCGCTCACAGCGCCACTCTCGATAGCTTGTGATGGCCGATGCGGAGTGACGGCGTGCGCCCGGCTTCAATCTCACGCCTCTGCCGCTCGGCGACTACATCCAGGTAGACGCTTGCGACCGCGTAGCCGGCGGAGTCGAGCAGGTCGATGGCGTGCACGGCAATGGTATCGTTTGGGAAGTGGAGCTCGAGAAGCTGCTCGATTATTTGTTCGCGTTCAGTCAAAGCGAAATCATCTACGTGAACTCTTCGTCGAAACTGCCGGAGGGCCCATCCGAATCGCTGCGGATGAACTCCCGGGGATAGTGCGGATTGTCAGGCGGGAAGCGGTCGCCGGAGTATGTAAACCGATGCGTCGGGGAATCGTATGCAGCGTCGGTAACTATCGCCGCGGCGCGTCCGGTCGAATCAGTCTTTCGCCAGACGTAGCGTTTGACTCCGTTCACGCTGACCGCTGCGACGAGCGATCCCGCCGGCGTGTTTGATTGAGTGACTGTCAGCTTGCCGTTTGCTGACCACCACTGACCCCAGCTGAGAAACCCGGAACGAGAGACACCTTCCGGATTGTTGTACGGGTAGACCGGGAAAGTCTTATCAAAACTACCGTCTGCTGTCTCCGCGTAGTCTTCGAGCTCACCCCGGGCCGTGTCGTATCCCTCACCCGGAATGAAGTAGTCGGTGTAACCGGCGCTCGCCTCCGCCCACATCGCCAGGGCCCGTAGCGTATCGGCATTCTCAGTGTCAGGCAGAACAATCAGACTCTCGTAATGGCTGGTCTCAAGGGCGCCGTTCACCGCCTCGGTCGGGCCGAAGTCAGTCGACAGCGTAAGGTCGACTTCATTAGCCAGGTGGAGCTCGGCGAACGTTATAGCGGACTGGGAGAACTCGGCGCCCTCAGCCGGGAACACTGGTCTAATCAGTGCCTGTTTGAAGCCGGTCAGCGAGAAGTGTTTCATTAACTGCCCGGTCTGGCCGAGGTCATCGCGGGGCGTGTACGCCGCGAAGTCTTCTCCGATGTTGGTTGTCTCGGGTTCCGGCGCGGTCTCCTGGTCGACCGTTATGACTTCGAAGCCATCCGCGCCCGCGTCGACCCGCACACCGGGATCGTCGAGCACGTAACAACCAATAACTTCATAGCGCCAACCGTTTCCATCCTCATCCACGTGATCCCCGGTAAACGGATCGTATGTTTCAACGGAGTAAGTGCTGGTGTGAACAGTCGGCAGAGGGTCATAGAATCCAGGTTCGGGCCAGGTTGCTCCCGGATACGGCGGCGTTCCGCCGTCAACCGTAGTAGGAGCATCGCAACGATGAGACAGTTGTACCGGTTCTGGCGCGGTAGGCTGCGGCGGAGAAGTGGGCGGCCACGGATGCGGGAAATAGCCTCCATCATCTACAGGCGGACCGAACCAGTTAAACTCGGCCGGCCTCATAACGTCCCCTTCCAGGTTCCCCTCACCGCTATACCTCGGCGTCGGATGCGCCGGACTTTCCCACCAGAAGACATTCCACCCGTCCCACTCAATCGTGAAGTGCCACCACTGGGGCGCAAGCATGATGTAGACATCCTGGTTGAACTTCGTCCCCGCTTTGATCTTCGGAAGCGTTGTCTCTTCAGCGTCGAACGCCGGGTCGGTCGTGACTTTGAAGTTCACCGTGTCCGCAACCGCAAACGACTCGAAGTAGACGCTCGTCGAGTCAACCGCCAGGTCGTACTGCCCAGGCAGATCTGCGGGCACCAGAACGCCAGGCTGCCAGTAGTCGACCGCGTAGCCGATGACCGGGGCGGGCGATAGGCGGTCCTCTACCGGCCCGTAGTCGGGTAGTTGCTGGTAGCCGAACTCTTCAGCCGCTTCGAAATCCAGCGCGGCTCTTGCGAGTGCAATGTCCTCTCTGGCTGCCCCGTCATCAGGCAGCACGAGCGAATCGAAACTTGCTGCGCGTGTAGTTGCCGACGGTCTGCCCTTCCACCTGTCGGTTGCTCCAAGCGGATAGGAATGCATCCGCGTGATTACATCTTCGGGATCCTTGGAATCGAGCCCGATGGTCACGCCGTAGGAGAGCGGCGGATCCTGTGTTTCTGCTTTCGGACGGGGCAGCGGCCAGCGTGACGGGATGCTGCGATAGTCGGTATCGCCCGGGTCGGTGCTACGGAAGCGGACCGTGACCTGAGTCCACAGGTTCTCTATATTGTCGCCTGCTTCCGGCATCACGCACCTACTCTGTCGAGGAAATAAAGCAACGCTTCATTTGACTCAAGCACGCTGTCCTCGTCTCTCGGGTCTGTCGCGCTGACTCCCCAGGTATCCCCGCCATGGTCGGTTGGATTCTTCGAGACTCCGATAACCGCGCGCCCGAAAGTTTGGTCATCCGGATGCACGGGTTCGGTCCAGGTGCCATTAGCGTAGCGATACAGGGTGGAGATATCGGCCACCGTAACTCTGCACTGGGCGTCGGTGTAGCGGTCGCCGGGCAGCTCGGGCCCGCCGCCGGGTTTCTTTTCGTCGGGCTTGGCGGGTGGCTTCTCTTTCGACTTCGGGCGCCTGCGGGCGGAGATTGTTATGCGGGTCTTACTCACCGGACTTCTTCTGCGGTCACTTGCGCCCCATGATGCCGACGCCCCAAACCCAACGAACACACCGCAGAAACGATCGCCATCGCGACCAGCCAAAGTGATGACGCGCTACGCTGTAATGCGTTGGTGTGTGCGCGAGCAGACTAAGTCGGGTTTCATGCTTCAATCACAACCCCCTCCGCGCTCATCGTAATCCGCCCATTTGACTCACCCTTGATGCTGTAGCTCGTCACCAGCACATCCTCTGAGCCGTCTCTATCCGCCACGTCCAGCACACTGCCCCGCACGATCGATGCCTTGTAGCCGGGTAACTCAATAGTCGCTGGCCTCAGAGGCTGCCCCCCAGCCGCAAGCCTTGCGAGCGCGATGGGCGCGGCGATTGAGTACGGGACGTCGCCGGCGTTGAGTTGAAGCGGCTTGCGCGGGCCCCAGATGCCCTCAGACGTGAGGTCGCGGAAGAGGCGCGTTGCTGTAGTGTCGCCGCTGGAATTCGTTACGGAGCCGGCGCCAAGCGACTCAACCGAGCTTCCGGGATCCATCCCGCCCGTCAGGTGGTCAACGACTGCCCGATGCTTGTCCACTTGTCCGGTCCCGGTTTCCCGCCAATACTCGATGATCGTTCTGATCGGTCCGCGTGAGGTGTCCTGAAACCCGTCCGTGGTGACCTGCTGCGCGTGATTGGCGTCCAGTAAAGCTACTCGAGTGACTTTCTGATTGGCGTCTGCGGGGTTGCCCTCAGTCAGGATCAGGCCTTCTATCTCAGTCGTCCCGATTCCCAGAATGAACTCACTCGGCCGCGACGTGCTCGGAATCCAAATGTTGTGCTGCGTCTCGGTTCCTATCTCCGACATGACAGGGGAAGTTCCGCCGAGCGGCAGTTGCGTGCGAGCGTTCACCGTTCGAACGTGACCCACTTTCAAGCGCCAGTCTGCCGTGTAGATGTCGAGCTGTGAGCTATGCCCCTGGAAGACGGTCAGCGTTGTTATCGGGTCTGCCGAGTAGTTGTCTATCTCAGTCTGCCAGGTGATGGAGCGCATCACATTCCCTTCGATATCGAGAATGTCTTTGATGTGGCGGATTATGTGCTGCTTCGTGTAGCCGGCCGTGAACTCAGTGCCGACAATGATGTCCTCTGTTTCTTCGCGGTCCTCGAGCAGATCCAGGTCGCCGTCGGTGCCCACGTCCGGCTTAAACGTTAACGCGAGAGCGTTGATTATTCTCGAGCTCGGCAGATCCTTCTGGAGCGCGACGTACTCACCCAGCCCCAGACTCGTGACGCCAATCTCAACCGGCATCGCCGCTCGAGGGTTCAGAACATAAAGCGCCGTTCCGTCGGCCGACGCGCAGTAATAGGTTTCAAAGAACTGTAAGAGCGGCGCCGCGGCTTCATGCCAGGTTGCGAAAGGCGCGAAGTTCACGCGGCGAATGGGGAAGGTTTCGATGTTGGTGACAACGCCGGTGAATCCCAGCTTTGTGACATATACGTAGTCGAGCACCAGCAGCAGGTCGAGATCGGCGACTTCCTCAAATTCGGTGGGAATCGCATTGCCCTCCTCATCCTGCAGATCCGCGCGCGTGGTTTTAGTGGTAACGGCGCCGCCCCAGGTCAACGGATCGTAGATAACAGTTGCGGCCCTGGGACACAGCGCGAATTTGTCATCAAGCGGCGCGGTGCTGTTGAGCTGCAGCCCGTCCGCTCGAAGTTGAACGCGCACCCGCCGGCCGGCCACGTTGCCGGATGCGATGATGGTTTTCCAGTCCTCGCCCGCGTCCTCCTGCAGCTCGAAGGTTATCTCAGCGTCAGCCGGGATAACTTCGCCCGCGCGTGCGAGCTTGACCTGCAGGGCGACTCCGAGCGCGTTGACTGGCGCCTGGACTTCCCAGCTCGAGGTGGGTACTTCGTCGCCGTTGACCTTTAGCCGGCTGCGGGGTTTGGTGATCATTAGCTCTCAACCCGAAACCTGAACGTCACGCCCGCAAGGTAAACGCCGTTGAGTCGCTGCTTGTCGTAGGAAATCCACTTCGCTGAAAAGTCGGGCCAGCAATCGGCATTGATCGAGTGTACGAAATCGCTGGCGGTGACGTTGAACGGAGTGCCCGCGCTCAGCGCCGCGGCGATCGCAGCCTTCACCGCTGCCAGCTTCTCCAGGCTAACGTTGTCGTAATACAAACCGAACGCCTTACCTGCTCCGGCCACGTCGACGAGCTGCGCATGAACCGTTCCGTCAGGGGATTCAGCAAGGCTGCCCGCAAAGTCGCTGAAGAATTCGCCGCCGTCGAGTACTTGTGCTTTTATCGCACGGCCTTCCGGGCCCAACATTTCGATGCCGGCGATGGCGGTCACTGCGTATGCGGTTGACATTAGTTTTGCTTGTTACCCGCGCCTTCTAAAGCGGTTGCGGTGTGGGTCAATTTGGGTCTTTACTTCGGTTGGAAAAGTGCCATCGTTGCGGGTATGGAAACTTCAAGTAACTTCGATCGAGCCGCGGCGAGCAAGGCGCGAATGGCGCAGCCGGCCAGAGTACAAACAACGAACTATCCCGGATCTAAGGTGAAAGATGCGTTGCGAATGATCGGCATTCTTGCTGCCGTGTGCAGCGCACTGGTTGGGGTGGGATTCGCAAACGGCCCGATGCCGGTGCTGGGACTCGGCGCGTTCGTGTCCGGCCTGGTTGTCTGCGCGTTAATGTTCGCCTTGGCCGCGATCGTCGAGAACTTAATTGCAATTCGGCAGAACACCGAGCACTAATACCAGGGCGTGAGCGCCTGGCTGGTCCCGAACTGCGTCGGAGTTTTGCCCATATCATCAACGCTGGCAGCGAGCGCGCCGCGGCTGTCATCTTTGAGCGTGATTTCTACAAGGCTCTGGCTGTCCAGCTTTTTCAGCAGCGCCTCAATCAGCTGGTTCAAATTCTGAGTCTCTTTAATCTGCTCTTGCCGCTGTTGCTCAAGTGACTTCGCTTCATCCATCTTCGACTGCACGACCCGGTTCCGCATCTCCGGATCCATCTGATCCGCCCGCAGGCCCCCGGTAATAGACAAGAACTGACTTCGCTGTATCGCCTGCTCAGCCGCGCTGCCTGAACCTTTCAGCGCATCAAGCGCCGTAAGCTGCGTCTTCGCGGCTTCGACTGCCGGGTCGACAAACGGATTGCGCCGGATCGCATCCAGCGCGTTGGCCCGCTTCTCGCCGAGTCCCGAAGCCCAGAGCTGGTCACCAGACAGCCCGCTTGTGAGCTGTTCTATTTTCTGCGCGGCCTCAGCGTATGGCAGCATCGCAAACTGAACCGCCTTGATCTGATCCGCGATTACCGCGATGGGGTCGGAGTCGATGCCCGAGCGCAGCGCGTTCGATTCGGCCAGCATCCCGACGTTTGCGACAGCGCGATCGGCGGCGCGGCCTTCGAAGCTTCGGTCACCTGAAAGCGCCAAGGCGGACGCCCTGAGTCCGGCAACCTGAACGGCGTTCGATGCCTCGAGTCCGAACTTCTTCAGGTTGAATGCGTCCTGCTGCGTTTCCAGGAGTCGCTTGCGTAGATCGGTCGTGAAACCCACTGACGCCTTTTGCAGCGCGTCCTGAGCCAGCCTTCCCTCTGCGTAGAGGGTCACGAATGGATTGTCGGCGTGCACGTCGGCGTTCAGCTTCGCGAGCATTGCGATCTGATCGGCGAGCGGCGATTCAGGGCCGTGATTAAGTTTGAATGAGCCGCCCCCCATGAGTTGGACGTGTGAGGCAGCGGCTACACGATCCGTTTCTATCATGGCGGCTGCCAGTTCCTTCATCTTCGCGGCAAACTTAGTCACGGCGTCCTGCTCTGTTTTATAGTCGGCTTGCCTCTTGAGGAACTCTGCGTGCGTCTTCTCGCCGGCGGCTTCAATGTCCGCTCGCCCGAAGTCAATGATCGCGCCAGGATTCACGACAGCAAGGCCAACCTTCAATACAGCTGAGACTGCCGCCGGCACATGCCACTCGTTCAGAGCCGTTCCGATCTTGAACACTAACTTCACCAACTCGCCGGCCTCGGAAACGGCGGTCGTGAACATCTGCGACAGGTCGCTTTTCGGATCGCCAAGCTCGGCGGTGAGCCGGGTTATGAATTGCACAGCAGCCTGTAGGCCTTCGTTGAACTGTTTGTTGGAGATGATGGACTCACCGACCGCCTGCATGAATTTCGTCTGAGCAGCTTCGGCTGCGGTCATCGCGCCGGCGAAGGTTCCGGTCAGCTTCGCGGCGTTACCGACCTGCGGCGCGGACTCGGCAATCAGCCCGTTGAGCAACGCTTGCCTGGCGGCCTGGCCCTTTGTCTTATCTGAGAGATCCTGCAGGTTGAACCCATAGTCGCCGAGAATCTTATCGAGGTTCTTCGTGATGCCCACATTGTCCACGAGCATGGAATTCTGATTCTTGATTCCCTCAGTTGCCCCCACGATCGCCTCGCCGAAGCCAAGTGACGCCTGCCGATTGAATGCCGACGCGTCCCCAAACCGCTGCAGGATCGTGACTGCTTGATCCAGACCGAAGCCGGCGGACAGAAGATTCTGAAGACCCTTGCTCGCGTCGCCGACACTGAGCAGCCCGCTTTTAACAATCGCAAGGTTGTTCACCGCGTCCTGTGCGGCCTGGTTCCCTATACCCTTGAACGTAGCAACCGAGGCCAGCGCTATTTGCGCCGCCTTCAGCTTGTTGATCTCGGAGACTGCGCCGGTGCCGAACGCGATCGCGGCGTGCAGCCCCTGCTGAAAATACTGCGCGATCAGCGTGCCCTTGAACACAGCAAATGCCGAATCCAGCGCGCCGCCGGTCTGCTTCGAGGTCGAGCCGATCTTGTTAAGATCCTGGTCGATCTGACGAAGGACGGCCCGGCCCTCACCGTTTGGGTCGATTTTGAATGTTACTTCTACTGAGTTAGGCATTGCTTCTCATGCGCTCAAGCCGGTCTGCGAGGTTGCGTTCTTGTTGGAGGACCTCGACCAGGCGGGAAAAGGTGAGATCCATATCGGGGTCGATTCGATCGGGATTGGCGGACTGCGCGTTACTGACAACGGCGACCAGGTCGCGCATCTTCACGAAGTCATAACCATCGGGCCACTTGCCTAAGACGCGTTTGACTTCCTGTTCCGTGTTGGCGTGGAAGATCGGAGCCTGTTCGCTGAGCTCGCATTTAGGACAGCCGGCATTCCAGTCCTTTTCAACTCGCCGGCAACTGCCGCCACCTGGCCCACAGTCCCACGCCGGCCACATCGAGCGGACCTTGGTTGCGTAGCCGAGCCAGAATTTACAAACGATCCTAAAACAGTCGATAACGAAAGGTAGGCAGAACTATTCGGTAGTACCGCTCCTTGCAGTTCTCGGCCATGTCGAGCAGCTCGAGGCGCGCCGGGTCGAGGAAGTAGTAACGCACTCGATCGGGAAGCGGCCGCTCGTCGGTTGGCGTGGCGTCGAAGATCTCTTTGTATGCGGGAATGGTTGCGAGCCGCTCCTGGATTGAGGCGCCCATCTCACCCGCAGCGATCGGATCGCCGAGCACCTTTGCCTTTTGCTCTTCGGTCAGCGGGAAGTCCGGAAATCCGGTAGGCGGCCAGACCAGCATGGCGGCTAACCAATCCACGCCGTTGGTGCCCACGTCGATAGCAGCGGCCTGATCCTGACTGTCTTTCTGTTTCCGGGTTGAGCGCTTGCAGGGGAACGAGAACGGGTCAGGGCCGTAAAGCTCCTCGACAAAGTCCAGGGTGACGATGACGATCTGTGGTGCCGTCGACTTCGAAAACATTCACCCTCCTCTTTAGACTGTAGCGTCGACGAGCTGCTTGATCTTCAGCACCGCCGCATCAGTAGCCGAGAAGTTCTTAACCCACAGCCCAGTCGTATCGGTCGAGCCGAATGGATTGGTAAGCCCGCTGAGGTTGTTCCACTCCCACGGCTGATTAGCCAGCAGCACGATTGTCTTTGCAGGTGAGCCGCCCGAGGCCGCGTTCTGGTACACGGTGACGTTCTTATCGGAAATCATGAAAAAGCTCTTGAGCTGCGAAACGTCGGTGACTATCGAGATCGCCACTTCCGTTGAAATCGGAACCGGGATTGTGCGCGTGTCCGCCCCGTCGGCAGTAATGACGACCGCGCGCCCGATTGTCTCGGCGCCGTCGTTGCAGGTTTTCGTAATCGAATGAGTTGGCATTTGTGTTTCTCCTGGTGGGTCGGTGGTCAGTAGTCAGTGGTCAGTAGTTAGGTTGTCAGCAAGCCGCTCAAAGGCATTGCGGCGCCGACTGGCGTAGGCTGAAGACTGAGAGCCAGGCACGAGCGCGGCGCTTCCCCGACGAATTCCTGCTCTTTCTTGTTTGCTCTCAGAATCGCTTCAGTGGCGGTGAAGGTGACGTTCTCTTCAGCCGGACCCACGCGCCACACGACTTCGACTTTCTCGCGTGGGTTGGCGTGCGCCTGAACCGATAGCGCGCCCCCTGGATAGTCCTCGACGAGCCAGTCGAAGCTGTTCTCGACGACGTCGTGCCGTTCCGCCCGGGTCATGTCGATCGAAGCCGCCTGCCATGCGTCGTCCTGTACCAGGTTCTTGTTCGAGTATTTGAGCCCGAACTTCTGGGTCGTGGTGCCCAGGTCCTCGTTGGCCTGCATTCGGTCCACGCCGTCGATCGAGAGCGCACATTGATAGCTGTAGATCGGGATCAGTTCCGTGCACGCCGGCAGTTCCGTCAGGCCGGCCGCTTCGAGGTCGGCTGGTCCTACCAGGTCCGCGGTGACCTTAACGCGCTGTTTACCGTCCTGGTTCACTGTGAAGCCTCGAACGGTGAAGGTGAACAAGCGCCCGGTATCGCCCGCCTGGTTTTTGAACATCATGCAGCCGGTATAGAAGTCCGGCTGGAATTCGCCCGTGTCGAGCATCTCCAGGTTATTACCCGCGCGCGCGCCCATCGCCGCGCCGGCAAAGCCCGCGAGGAGCTCGGCATCGCAGTCGAACTCGACGGGCAGCTCCAGCTTGCGCTTGAGCACCACAACGTCGGTGACCATTTGCTGCGTACAATCCATCACCTCATCTTCCGTCTCGTCGATTTCCACGTTTGCGCGCGTGGTCATTTGCACGACGCGAGTGAGCGACGCGGCGGAGTTCTTGGTCGCGATGTCAGCCTGGGGCGTCCAGTCTGGGTCTATCAGAAAGTAAAGTTGCGAGCCGCGTGGTGCGATCATAAGTTGCTCCTGTTGGTTTGAACCTGAATTAGAATTGCGGGGTGAAGTGTCCGAATTGTATTTGCTGGCAGAGCCGCGTACTGGATATGCGTCCGTCCGAATCCCGGAACAGACGACGGCGCGAGTGCCTCGGCTGCGGGCATCGCTTCACGACTTACGAGCGCCTGGCGATTGCTCCGCCTGACCTGGAGAATCGTGTCATCGAGGCGCTCGCGACTGCCGGCAACACGATCAAGAAAGCTCTAAACGAAAACTGAATTCTCGACGTTGAGCTCGAATCGGCCGAAGTGAATCAAACTAGCATCCGAGCCCGTCCCGTCCAGACTCCCGATCGTCATGTCATCCGTCGACTGCAGCAGCAGGTGTCGCACCAGGTTCCCGAGCCCGAGATCTCGCGTCACGCGCAGCACTGCAGCCAAATCTGAGATCGCGATCGCGTTTGCCGCTTCACTGGTAACGCCGTCGACGCTGCGTCGAAGGTATGGCTTGAAAGTCTCAATCTTAAAGCCGAGGGTCTGAATGTTCTCGCAGGCGTTTGATGTCTCAACTTCATTGAGACGCTGCAAACAAATGTTGACGCCATGGCAGATCCGGCGCGGGTGCAGAGACTCCAGCACGGCTGCGATTTCCGGGTCATCCTCTGCGGTCCTGGAGTCGATCATCACGTAGCCGATGGTTTCGAGGCCGAGAGATTCGACGAGGGTTTTCAGCGCGGCTTTGATAGTTGCTTGGTCAGCCACGTTTCTTTTTTCGCTTCTTCAGATCGTCACGCAGCCAAATGAAGGCGTTGCAGAGCTGTGTGGTAACGCGTTCCTCATGCTCGATCGTCCATTCGTCGCGCATTTCATTAACGAAGACGTGGCAGAGTTCATGAACGAAGGCGTCTTCAAGCGCGGCGTCGGACTGGTCTACGATCGCCAGCATGTTCACGTTGATGGTCGCCGTCAGGTACTGCCAGCGAACGTTACAGGTCATCACCAGTTCGAAGTTTTCGGCCTCGTCTTCTGAGGTCGCCTTCAGCCCGGCGCGGTGATAACGGAGGTCGATCTTCCACGACCGATCCATCCCGAGCGCCGCGACCCATTTCTTTGACAGCCTTCGAACACGGCGGCGCTGCTTTTTGTATTCGGCGTCGGTCATGCTCGGTAACTTCACCAGCCCAGAAACTCCCTATCCGTCTCTTCCCGCCCTTCGACCGGCGGATGCACATCCTCGTCCGAACGTTTCAGCGCGGCCGCAAGCGGGTGATTCCAGGGCGCGGCAACGGTGCGTGGCTGCTCGGGTGCCCAGAAAAATTCAAGCTGCTCACCTGTTAAGCATCGCTGCGATCGCGGCCGAGAGGTGCTTGATCTGCGAGCTAATCTCGCTGCGGTTCTCACGTACTACTCGTTCTGGATAGAAATTCGGGCGTCGTGTGGGTCCATAGGCGGCGTCGCCTTTGCTGATCTTGCGCCCGATCAGGAATGCGATGGACTTCTGCTGAGTCTTGATAGGGGCGTTGCTGCCTGCGACGACGAGACCTTTCGATCTAACGTAGGCCAGCATCGCGGGCGGTGGCGGGAACTTTCCGCTTGCGCGTCCGTGGTCTTTCCACTTACCGAGCTTGTCGGAAGAGTACACCCGGAGTTCAGTCTTGAGCCCCGTTCCGCGCACCTTGAACTTGTGCGAGTCGCGATACTTGCCTTTGTAGACGGGCGACTTCTCTTTCAGCCAGGATACGAGCTTTTCACCGAGCGGCGCCCATCCGGTACGCAGGGCATCACCGATGGATTTTTCTATGACCGTGCCGCGCAGAGGGTCGTTTCGTCTGAAGGTAACGGGCACTATCGGTAGGATTCCCCAGTCGGCTTCAACCTAAAAACCCAGCGCAGCGGCGCGCCGAGTGGCCGCAGCTTATCGCTTCCCTTGATCGCATAGACTTTCTCATCGAACGCGACACCGTTCATCGCCTCCAGCAGCGCGGGCGTCGCGTCGGCCGACTCGCAGACATCCAGCTTCACGCCTTCGCTGTCGGTTGAAATCAAAAAGCCCGCGCGTACTTTTCCTATGGTCGAATAGTCGAAGCCCTCGCCGGTCGCGTGAACGAGCAGTAAGAGCGGCCGGTCGAGTTTCTTCAGTCGGCGGGCGGCATTGAGCGCGGCTGCGGCTGCGTTGGTAAGTGCGTCAGACATTCGCGGGTGTTGCTCTGGCCTGCCTGCAGTCGCTACAGTCGCACGGAGGCTTGAAGTAGCCCATCCGTTTTGCGCGCACCACAAAGGCGTTACCGCGAAGCCCGGCCAGCCGAAACCGGTGCTCCTCGGGAAGACTGGCCCGCAGTCGCTCGATTTCCTCATTAGTGGGCCACGCCACCATTTCATCCACTGCGACGACCTTCCCCGCGTCCGCACTCTCGCGCCGCTTGAAGCGCACCTCAAGAAAGCGTTCGCCCTCGCGCGCGATTTCCATTTCGACTTTGCTCTTATCAACCCGCACGCTGATACCGTACGGTTCGGAAGTAGCGACCCCGCCGTCGTGGTCGCGAATTTCCTCAAGCGACCCTGCGTCTTCTTCCGGTTTTAGCTTTTGTGTCATGCCGCCACTCTACTACGATCGCACCAGCGGAACCATGCCACCGCCGCCCACCAAATACGGTCGAATGAATCTCATGCAATGCTCCGGCAGTCGCCCAGCCCGGCGTGTCTTCGAAGGCGTCACATTCAAGTCGCCGACTCCCACCTGGTCGATTAGTTCCAACCCGGTATCCTGAAGTCGATTCTCATCAAGTAATACCAGAGCTAATTCACAGGTCGCGTTTTCAAGCCAGACCGGAATAGTCGCCGAGTTAAGCCACGCCGCGTCAAAAGTAAGCCCGCTCTCCCAGCCGGTGCCGCGTTCCCGGCCGCTGTCGTAATCAGCATTCGCAACCCCGTAGCGCGGCCAGCTGAGTGACTGTGAGTTGATCTCTGTCGGCATCCCGACCCAGCGTTCTTGATTCAGGCGATTCGTGGCTGAGACGAGCGACTTGTCTTTGTCTTCGGCCGAAGCATTTGTCCACGCGTCGGAGTAGAGACGGCCGTCGAAGTAGAGCTGCGCCGTGTCGCGGTCGATGAAGCTGTTGGCCGAGGCGCTTCCGGCTTCTGCGTTGATGGTGAGTGACATTTGAAATTAGTGGGAAGGTTGCGAGCGCGTTGTAATCGCAGCTGACTTGAAAACGGGCTCGCTGACACGCGCCCGCGACTGCCGGGGATTCTACATCAAGTCATCGCGAGAGCGTTTTGAGTAGCGGACTGCGAGGCATTCGCAAGCGCCACTCGGTAATTCACAATGACGGCCTTTGCGTCGCTTGTGATTGCATTCTTGATCGCCGGATTAACCTTCGTCGGGTCTACGGTGACACCATCCGCCTGATAGATAGGAAGCCCTCGGGCAATCGCGTAGTCGAGCAGCGCGGCATCCCGCAAAGTATCCGCCGCGCCCTGAGTGCCAGCGGTGAAAGTGAAAGAGACTGAGACTGTGGAAGTAGCCATCCCGATTCTCCCTGTATCAAGTGAACGTAGCCGCGCCGACCACTTCGCCGACCCATTGAGTAGCTGAAATCGCGGTGATGACGAGCTTCGAGCCAACCGCATCAAGCGTGACGTTGCCCGCCGCCGCCGTGACCGAAGTGCCGACTCGGATAGTCGTGGACGCGCCTGCTGTGATCGTCACAACCTGATTTGCGTCTCTGTAGAATTCGTATGTGAGGTTCTTCACCGCAGTTGGCAGCACGAAGTTGACCCCGCCCGCAGCGCCCGTGTTGGTGAAGAGCGTGGACTTGTCGGCGGTGAGTACTGTGTAGTTCGAAGTCTTCGCGGTGACGACACGGCCAGCGAGCAGGGAGCCGAGAGTGCCAGCGGTGCCGGTAGTGGCTTCGATGACCCCAGCGGCGTTCCGAGAGAATGCCGTGTCGATTGCCGCAACGCCGGTGCCGCTGCCCCATCCGTAAGAATGCGTACTCGGTAATGCAACAAACGTCGCGTTAAACCCAAAGGTGCTTACTCCATTATTTGTGGCGATTATTCTCTGATTAGATTCACCTGAGAATCCAATCCTCGTGCTTGCTAGTTCAAATAACAACGAGGGGCTTGCCACGCTCCCGGTTGGCAGAACTAATGCACCCGTGCCCTTCGGCGTAATAGCGATGTGGATATTCGTCGCACTCCCCGCTGCCTGATGCGTTATCACCCCCGCCGTCTGTACCACGCTTTCATACTGCGTGGTGTTGCCGACGAACGAAGACGTAAACGGCAACGTCGCCGAGCCGAGATTGATTGTCCCTGCCGCCACTGGGAGTAGAGAGGTGTTGATCGCGACTCCCGAAAGATTGTCTAGCGCTACTGTCGCGCCTGCCGCTGCCGGAGTCGCAAACTCAAGCGCGGTCGCTCCCGCATTCACCCTCACAACCTGAAGGGCGCTGCCGAGCGCTGAAAGGCCGGTACCGCCGTTTGCGATGGGCAGGATGCCTGACACATCGGCGGTGAGTGAGATGGCGGTTGCCGCGTTGCGAGGAGTGAAGCCGAGCGCCGTTGTCACATCCCCGCTCGTGAGCACCACTGCCCCGGAGCGCGTGTTGAAAGTGTTGACGGTAGTGGCAGCCGCGTCTTTCGGAGTGAAGCCGAGCGCGGTTGTAACGTCACCGGAAGTCAGCGTCACAGTGCCGCTTCTCGTGTTGAAAGTGTTGACTGTCGCTGCGGACGCGTCACGCTTGAGCCCGAGCGCCGTGTTGAGATCCGTCTGAGTCGAGAGAGTCCCGGTGATGCCGCCCCAGACGCTGGGCCCTGCTGGTCCGGTCGGTCCCGTGGCACCGGTTGTTCCCTGAATGCCTTGAATGCCCTGTGAGCCTGTGGTTCCGGTGATTCCCTGAATTCCTTGGATACCGGGTTCGCCCTGCGGACCGGGCGTGAGTTCGATTCCGTCAATCTGATCCTGAATCGAGCTTGTTGCGTCCAGAAACGCGAGAGTCTCGGCTGAGACTCCGGAGACCGACACAAAGCCTGTGATGGGATCTGACACCAGCACGAGGCCCGGTGTGAGACCCGTCGCGCCGCCGGGTATGGTGATTTGCGCGATGCCGCCGACTTCAACAACCGTGACTCCGGACCCCACGAAGTTCAGCGTGGAAATCAGATCAGCCAGCGCGACACCTTCATCCTTGATGGTCACGCCTTCGATGGCCGGTTGGACCGACGCTGTGACCAGGTCCTCTAAGTTCGCGGTTGCGCTGTCGGGTACCTGAAGATCCGGATTCGCTCTGAAGTCGATCGAGCCCGCCGTCGCTTCAGCGAAAAGACGAATGGTTGAAAGCCGCGGCGCAAGAATCGTGATGTTCTTACCGGTAATCGGGTCCGGCTCGGTCGTCAGGAACTTGATGGCGACATCGCGCACAACCTGCCCGCTCTTGCGCGTGCGCTGCAGCGTGATGGCGATCCCGGCAGGCGCAAGTTGCCCTGCCCCGTCGTATAGAACGCCGGTGATAGTGCAGACCGGAAGTGTGAGGTCAGGAGTCGGCATTCTTAATTCTTCTTCGCCTTATCTGCGATACTCTTCGCTCGCTCCAACTCTTCTTTGAGCGCCGCATCCTCAGCCGAGGCCTTCGCGATCTGCGCTTCAAACTCCAGCCGCTTCGCCGTGACGATGTTGTAAGCCTCGGCGAACTGCGCGGGTCCGAACATCGTTATGTCGGCCGTGACCGGCAGACGTTGAATGATGTTGCCCTGGGCATCAAGCACGCCGAAGGTGGTCTGCAGTTGAGTGAGGATGTGAACTATGCGCGGCCGCTCCTGGGATTTCGCGAGTTCCTGGCCGACGGCGGTTCCGGTGATGGATCCTGCTCTGCTCATGGTTCCCTCCGTTTGCGCGAGAACATCCGCGCCAGAGTTGAAAACAGGGTGGTGGGTTTCGGCTTGCCCGCGCGCATGCCGTTCAGCCGGGCGATCCGCCGAGCTGTCGTGTAGTTGACTACCCAGCCCTACTTCGCCTTTCCTTTCGGTTTGTGGCTGCCCGGTGTCTGCGCCTTGCGCGCGGGCTTTGCTTTCGGCGTCTGGTCACCCGGCCAGTCAGACGCGGGGTGGCTTGTCGGCATCACGGCCGCGCCGCCCTGGTCGTCGGGTGCGAGCGTCCATCCAGCCGCTTCGAACGCGTCCAGTTCGGCCGCGTCGATGTCCTGGTAACTGCCGTCGCGCGTGATTGTGATCTGCTTTGACATGGTGAATCCCTCGAAGTGAGAAAGCCGGGCGAGGCCCCTGCGTAAATCAGGTGAGGCCCCGCCCTTGTCTGTGCGCGGTGGTTAGCCGAGCAGGGTTGCAACGAATTCGGGCTGGTTTACTTTCACGCCCCAGCTCAGACCGACCTCGTACCTTCGGCGACGATATTCCTCATACGTCGCGACCTGGAAAGAGATATTGCTGATGGGGTCGGTTAAGGTGATTACGTCAGTCGCCAGGTCGCCGCCGTCCGGCATTGCAGGCGCGCGGGTGACAAGCTGAACCGCCGAGCGATGGAAGGCCGCGTTAGCAGTGGAAGCCGCGCCGATGGTCATTGCAACCGCCGAGGCTGCGAGGGCTTTCTTGAGGCCCGGTCCCGCAAGTACGATCGTGCCCGGCGCTGTGACTCCGGTTGCGACGATGTAGATGTTGGTGTCGCCGGTGAAGGTGACGGTATCGCCCGCAAGCACGGTGCCCGAGCCGGTGATGATCGGAATGGAGGTCGTGCCGATCGCGAAGCCGGTTGCCGCGCTGGTGTAGTTCGTGCCGGTGCCCGAGGCCGCCGACGCGATCGCGCCCGACTGGTGAATGTCGAAGCCTTCTACAGCGGCGACTATGCCGCGGCGAAGCAACTCATCCGTTCCGGCTTCGTTCGCCTTGAACAGATTCGACTGAATACCGCGAAGGTTCAAAACCGCCGAGCTTCCCAGCACCAGTTGCCGGTCGCTCATCGGCGCGCCGTTGTCGTCGAGGATCTTCAGCATGTTCGCGAAGTCCAGGAAGTTCGCGGCGGTTGCGAAAGGCGCGGTGCCTATCGTCCCGTAAGCGCGCGAAGCCCCTGCGCGCACCGCTACGGCAAGGTCAACCTCGACCAGGTTGACCAGCGCCCGCAGCGACTGCGCGAACTGGTCGCGGAGGATGGTGTTGTACTGGCCGGTATGTTTGACGCCGAGCTGTTCCTCACCAGACCAGCGGATGGGTGAGTACTTCGACTTGCTGATCGTCATTGTCCCGGTGCCAACGGTTTGTGCCCCGTCGTCAACCGGGAACTGCCCGGCTACGATATCGCCGGTTGTCGCGGGTGGCGCGATCGGATAGGTGATCACCTCGCCGACTGCCGCGCCTTCGGCTTCTGAATTCTTCGTGACCGCGGGAATGAATCCCACGAGTTCGCGGGCCACTATCTGCAGCCCCTCATAGAGAACCGGGATGAGCCCGGTCAAAGTGTTATTAGCCATTGCGTTCCTTTACTCAGTCCGCAACGGTTCCGCCTGCCTTGATGTGTGCTGATTTATCAGCCGGAGAAAGCTGGTCGAACGCGTCGCGCTTGATGACTTTGTTACCAGCGCCCGGCTTCCCGCCGCCCGCAGTTGGGGAACTTCCCGTTCCACCTGTACCCGAGGCTTGAAAGGCCCCGGCGAATTTCGTATCTGCTTTGTATTCGGCTGCAAGCTCGGTGACGCTCATCGGCTCACCGTCGGTGTTGTTGCGAACCTTTCCGGCTGCATCAACCACGCGGGTCTGCCCTTCGACCATCTTTACCGAACGCTCCAGCCGCTCAGTCAGCAGCTCAAGCCCCATCTCGGTGGCTCCCGCTGCTACAAGCGCCGCCTGTACATCCCGTACGGCAACGGCTGAGTGAATTTGCTGGTCCTTGATTCTCAACTGCTCGGCGTGCTGATCCTTGAGACGCTTTTCGTTTGCTTCCCAGTCACCCTTCGCCTTCGCAGTATCGCTTGCGAGTTTGTCTTTGTTGGCCTGGTATTCGGTCCACTCCGCGATATCCACGCCCTTGTACTTTTCTTTGAGAGCATCCCGCTCTCTCTCTCTGGCCGTGGCTGCGTTCTTGAGACCGGTTACGTCTTCAATCTCAATTTCCTTGAGTCGAAATTTACCCTCACCGGCCGCTTCGTAGTTGCCTCGATAGGCTTCCGGTACTGCGTCGAGTGACGCGACTTCGCCTGCTAGTTTTACTCCTGGCATGTTGCTCCTTCGCGGCATCCCGCCGCTGCGCGTCCCGCGCGTAAAGGTGTTATCGGATTCCGGAACTGGAAGAGACCCCGCGAAGCTCGGCTAAATCGAGCACGCGGTTGTCTGAATTTATGAGGCCCGCAAGCGAGATCTCGCCCGCGCGGTACATCTCGGCGCGCTCCGGCCCCAGTAGCTCATCCTGTTGGGCGGCCGACTTCGCGGCCAGCCACTTTTCGGCCTCCCTGGGCTTCTCTTTCTCTCGGCCGACGAGCACGGGATAGATCACCGTCCGGCAGTTGTAATGAAACGGCGGCCGGGGATTGCCTGGCGTGAATAGATAGAACTTGTGTTCGGCCGAGTACGCGATGCAGATCAGGGAAGTTCGTCCATCTAAAACGACCAACAGCCGGTAACCTTTGACGCGCGGATCCGCTTCCGCCTCTTCCCACTGCAGGGCGTTCGAGACATTCAGAGTGAAGGTCCGCGTCAGCGCCCGCGCGCGTTGCTGTGCGGGCTGCACAACAAATTTCTGCAGCCGGGCCCGCAGCTCGGCCGGGCTTTCATTCGCGTTGCGTGACAGCGCCGTGTGGATCTGCACATCGCGCGCGGTTTTTTCTTTCAGGATCTCGTTCCAGCGCTTCCAGGTCGCGCCGTCGAAGCTGTCCTGGGCCAGGATCTCTTCGGCGCGGGTAGACGACCGGCCAGTCAGGTCGATGGCTGGTTGTCGCCCCGGTAAAGTGGACCGTACTTGTCCACCTTCTGCGGGCGCTCTGTGCTCAATCGCGGCCTCTACCTTCGCCGCATGGTTCTCAGCCACTAGGACCAGGTCAGCGCCCGCGCGTTCCTCGAGCCTCTGATACACAAGCTCGAGCACTTTCTGAATCCTCACCTGGTCGACGCCTGAAAGCTGGGCCGCCGTCGTGCGCTTGCTGCCCGTCGCATAGTAGCCGGTCAGGTCTGGACGGCCCTTCGTGGCGATCGCGATCTCACGCGTCAGGGCTTCGAAGAGCGGGTCGACGGATTCGCGAATGATCGCGTTCTCGTAGCGGCGCAGCAGCAGGGCGGCGTGAATGAGTAGGCCGAGGTAGTCCAATTTGTGTTAGCATCGGCGGCGTTATGGCCTGTCAAGATTGCGACGACGCACAGGAAGCCGGCACGGGGGCCTATTACTTCCGATGGAAGAACGCGAACGTTGCTTTCATCGGATGCCGCCAACACGTGCAGGAGATCTTCGTGGTGTTAAGGGAGCATGTCTCTAAGCCGCAAGAGCCGGATCCTTCACCGCCGGCTGCGGGGCAAGGTTGAGCGCCTGCTCGCCTATTAGCATCTTTGCCTTTTCAGGATTGAACCCCGGCTCCAGCAACTCAGCGCGTCCCATCACCCACCAGAGCTGCTCAACCGGGAGCTGACTTGAGAGCACTATATTCGAGAACGCCGTGAGCATCGCGCTGTCGAGCTTCAACCGCTGGAAGTCTTTGTTAGCCGCGAACAGCTTGGAGTCATCCGCGTTCCGGCCCGCGTCTTTGAGCGTCAGGAAAACAGCGATCATCCAGAGAACCTGGTTCATCGCGTCATCGAGGCCTTCGACCATTCCGCCAAGCTCTGAAATCTGTGAGCTGTCGTCAATTGCACTTTGCGTTGCCGTGACTTCAACGTCTGATCTTGGCGCGAGAAGCTCAAGGCCCATCACGCCCATCAACCGTTCGGTGTCGAGCTGCTCTTGTCGGCCGCTCTCGACTGCCACGCCCGCAGGCTCAAGATAGATGGCGTCACAGGCCGGACGTTCACCCATATCGAGTGCGGCATTCGGGCCAATCTCAACCCCTGCGTTCTCCGCGTCACGTCCGAAGAAGATGATCAACGGCACCCGGCAACGATGCAGGATGTTCTTTTGATCGCTCCATCCCTGATAGTGCAGGATGTTCAACCGCGCAAGGCCGAGGAGCGCGGGCTTCGATTTCCAAAATCCAGTGCGCCGCGTGTAGATCGGCACCAGGGGAATGAAATCCACCGTGGACGTGCTGCCGAAGTCGTGGACGTAGGTTTCTTCGCCGCCGCCTTCGGTCTCGCGCACGCGCCACACTTGCCAGTGCAGGAACCCGGCTTCCAGGTACAGCACGCGCCACTGCTCAACTTCCTTTTCCGCGAACCTGCCAACCTGTTCTTTAACGCACTCGTAGATCGTGGCCTGCGTCGCGACTATTTCACCCTTCGCGTTCTTGCCCTCGATCCAGTTCCAGACCTGATCTTTCGTGACGATGTGCAGGTACGGTCGGCGGCCTACCTCATCCGCCTTCGTCGCAACCTGGGGATCGAGCGGCCGCGCCATGTCCACGAACAGGAAACTGTGTCCGTCGAGCAGCGCCTGATCGAATGCGCGCTTGGCGACTACCTTCAGGTCGTTGCCCTGCAGGTCGATGTTGTCTTCGATCGCTTCGATTTCGGGTGCGAGGCCCTCACCGATTACCGGCGGCTTGCGAAACACCATGCCCACAAGCGCCGCTTTACATTTGGAAGTTCCGTCCCACCAGCCGCTGCGGTTCAGGCGGATCTCGTATGCTTCGGCCGACTCCGCGGGCTCCTGCGGTAGGTAGGTATGGCGCGCGGCTTTGATGCGCGTCTCGCCCTCTTCCACATCGCGCACGAGCTGCAGGTCGGCTTCCTGCGCTTTGTAGTCGATGTTTTTGTAGCGTGGATCTGCGCCGGATTCTAGGTTGTTTGGTTCGGTCATTAGGTATAGATTCGGCGCGTGGTGACGGGGCTAAATCTGGTCTGCGCGATTCTGGTAGTGCTTGGCTGCGCTTTCAATATAGGTATCGCGTTCTGGATTAGGCTCTTGCTCAGACAGGAGCGCGAGGTTGCGCGCCTGATGGATGAAACCTATCAAACGTTCAAAAAGCTCGTGGACAGTTTCGGCGAGGTAGTCAGGCAGATGCCTGAATCAGTCGTTGGCAATCTGAAGGTGAGCATTGACTGTCCGGTGTGTCACCAGCCGATCATTGCCGAGCCCGGTGTACCGACGCAGATACCTCACGCCGAATGCCGAGTCGGTCGCCCGCGCTCGTGGAATAACTAAGCCGCCCGACTCTTCGGCGCGCGCACCTCGACAACAAGCTTCTTCCCGATCTCTTCCGGGTCGTGGTCAATCACCCACTCAGTAACCGCCTGCTCGCTCGATAGCTCAATCGCGCATGTCTTATACGGCGGACAGTAAGTCTTCGGGAACTTCTCAACCGACAGATCGAAGCGCGACGACACGCGAGCCTTCGCTTCAACCGCCGCGATGAGGGTGGCTTCGAGCTCGTTACGCTCGGCCTTCAGTTCCTCCGCGTGCTTGTTGGCTTTGGTGTAGGCCTTCCGGAGTTTCAGGAGTTTGAGGATTGTTGACTGATTGATCATGTTAGACTCGCGCCGAGGTGGCGGGTTAGCTCAGTCTGGCAGAGCACCGGATTATCGGGTTTCCGATAGGACGGAGGTCTATGGTTCAAATCCTTCCCGCCCCTCACATCACTTGAAAAACGCGAGCGCCGCGCACTGGTACAGCACGACGAGCAGGCCGAACGCGAAGGCAATGCGGCCCGCTTCTTTCAGTTCCGACTGCTCGGGCTTCCGCGCCGTTAAGTAGGCGCTGAGGCCGACGACGGCGACGATTAACGGAATGTAGCTTTGAGTTTGCATTGAATTTCTCTCGTGATAGTTTCCAGTGACATAAAGATCCGCTTTCCCTGCTTTAATAAGCCGCGCGCGAATGTAACCTTGTGCGCTGAAACTTAAATAAGAACTTCGGACACCCCGAACCTGCCGCGCTTCGTTGCGCACTTATACCTCACCGAATCCGCCTCGTGATCCTCGGACTTCGTGTCTGCGTCATCCAGAGTGTCGGGATCCCGCGGCAGAGTCGGTACCGTGCGAATGAAATGCCGGCAGGTATCAAACACAAACAGCCCCGGCTGCGGATCCTCAATGAAGTGCAGTGACGCCGTCATGCGCTTGCGGATCTGCTCCCAGCCCTGGATCCGCGCGTTGTCGGCTCGCAACCAGGTCACGCCCTCTTTTTGCATGTCGATCGCGATGGACTGGCCCTTTTGATTCTCATTCCATATCGACGGATCCGCCGGGCCCGGGCGAACCTTCCAGCCCGACTTCTCTTCTTTTTCCTTGATGCCCCGGGCGACGTCGCGCGCGAGCATCTTGCAGCCCTCGTTCGCCTTACCGTTCCAGCCGTACCATTCGCGGATCAGGAAGAGAGTCCCGCGCGGATAGACGATCTTGTTGGGCGCCTCAGTCCCGTCTGACTCAGCCCACCAGCAAACAGAGAACGGCGCCGAACTGCCCCAGTCGAAAGATCGATCGATAAACCACGAAGGCGGGACGGCGAATGGCTTGAGTATGTGAGTCTGTGCGTGCCATAGGTCGTCGAACATTCCCCCCAGGTTCAGATCCCAGAGGCCGCCAAGCATCGCCTTCACGAGCTCCGGATCGTCGAGGCCTCGGAGGCGATCGGCGTAATCCGGATCCTCTTCGGCGAGTGTCGGGTTATCCTCGAGCAGCGCCGGAATGAACTGAGTGGAGAGCCCGCCTTCGGTCGGTGGCGCCATCCAGATCTCGCCCGGCGGCGCCGGATCCACGAACAAGGCCTTAACCCAGTTGTGGCCGAGGCCTCCAGGGTTCGAACCGCAGATGATCCGAGGGAAGAGGCCGCGAAACTCCTCAGGCACCACAACGCCGGTCATTCGCAAGCGGGAGCGAATGAACGCGTATTGCGTTTTCGCGAAGTGGGTCAGCTCATCAATGAGCGCTAAGTGAATCTCCGTGCCCTGGATCTTCGAAAGATCCCGGGCCCTCGCTATCTGCGCGAGGAAGATTTTCGACCCGTTCAAGAACCCCTGCGACCCGTTTCTAAACGAGATCGTATGCTCGGAGTAGTTGATCTTGACCACCTTCGCGGTGATCCACTCAGCCAGCAGGGCCGGAAACCCGCGCGGCCCTTCCATGTGATTGCGATAAAGGTCAGGGAAGGCGGACCGAAACAGGTAGATCTGCAGCCCTGGAATCGCGATCGCAAACGC